ATAGATGTAGACGTTCTCTGTACGTGTCCGAGGCGATCACCCTCAAGAAACTTGGGGGCGTCACGGGCTACAGTGAAATACTGTAACAGTACAGAGTCGCTCATCGGAAGGCGCCGTTCAGCCCTACCCGTAGGTAGATCTGCACGGTATTCCTTACGATGGAGACGCTCGTTCCACCTGGATTCCAGATGGCCGTTGTCGCCTCCGTCAAAGGAGAACCAACCGAAGGCACCAGAGCCGATCGGCACGAACGGAAACTTGAAACGTTTCAAACGTTCGACTCTCGATCTGACGTACTCCGCTGTACGCTCGTAACCTGCATTCAGCAAGTTATTATGCGTAGCAACGCAGGACGTGATCGACTCCGGTCGGGACACTTCGGGGTAAGTCATCGAATACGTCGGGGTCACATCGTGACCGTCGTACGCATCGAGACCGCACGACTCTCTAAAGTTTCCACTAAAGAAAGTCTTGTACGGGTTAACCTTGAGACCAAGGTGACCTAGCAGCCCCCGCAGTGCATTCCACCCGTCAATGGGGATGATAATATCATCACCAAAGACTCGGACCTCCTGCGATGCCCGCCGTACCGCTTCAATAGTGATAGGACGCTGTCTCGTGTAGAGCAGAGCCCCAATCGCTAACGTTGCGAATACGATGGACTGAACAGGAAAGGTGCAGGCAGAACCCATACACGCAAATTTCCGCAGTACATGATACTGAGGAGACTTACGATCGATGGTGTTAACCACCCACCTAGTCCTGGATGCGTGGAAGGCAGTGATCAAAGACGGATTCCGTCTGAAGATCCTTTCTACCACCCAACAGGATAGGCGATCAGAGGCACTCGACAGGTCAACTGTCACGTGACTCTGAGTATGGGAAGCTTCCTTCGCGAATTGCTGATTTTCAGTTTGATCACGAAAGTGAATCGAACCGCCAATCGGCGTTCTACGAAGAGAACGGGTAAGAAAATCCTTAATCGTCTGCTGGCACCATTGGTGCGCAACGGGTTCTGAGGCGATCAGCCTAGGACCCTTGAGCGTCTTTGGTACAGCGATAAGACGAGAAGGCGGCTCGTGCGCGCGATAGCGCGACAAGTCATTACCCGCAGAAAACTCTGCCCATAAGGCGTAGTTGGCAAAACCAAACTCCGCCATAGGGAAGACGTTTTCTAGCTTAGCCGGCCAGGTTGGAAAGTCATACTTAAACTGAGTATGACGCTGGTCGGCTACTGCTCCTGGTCCGTGCTTAGCTCGCCACTCGGAGGGGTTGAATCCTCCGATGGTTGCGGCGACGATGTCTGCGACCCGTTGGGCCGCATCAAAGACGCCGTATTCCAGGTGGTCGAGGGACTCCTCGACATCGGTAAAGCGAGAATCGCGAATACCGAAAAGAGGAGCAGGACTATGGCCGCAAGTATCGCCAAGATGGAGATACTGAAGTGGCTCAAGCCTGATGTCGTCTGATTCCCAACTAAGGGAAGCAGAGCGGACATTCCGGTCTGTTTCGAAGAACTCATGAACGTGTTCCCATGTTCTTGAGTCGTCGCACGCGACCTTTACCTTCTTAGCTGCATAATACAGCTGACGAAGATATCGGATCGATGCAACGTCCGAATCAGCCCTAAGCACTCCACTATCGTCGAAAACGCGTAACAGTAGTCCCTTGAATAGTCTCGGGATTACTGTTCCCTTACTTTTATATGGCCTTTGACCAGCCATATGAGATAGGGTTAGGCGTCCTTCGGCTAGGCACCGATCAAAGTGCTTACCGAAGTCAGGTAGGTCTATCATCAGAAATGACAGGCCGCCATGATCGACGAGTGAGAGCAAGCGAGAAGCATCCCGCTCACAATCACGTCGGAGAGAGGGAATGCACTCAGCGATGTCGAGAAACATCGCCGAGTAAAGTCCCTTGAGGTAAGACACATAGCTTTTCATAACCTGGCTCCTCAGTTGGAGTTTGTGTTATCTAAGGCTATGCTCACCCGTCTCCCTAGGCTGAAGGGCCTTAGGGCGTCATAAGACGCCTTACGACTCCCAGCCCAGCAACTTGGAGGCGATACCACCAGCTTTTACCATGTAAAAGCTCATAGCTTCGCTCAAGTCGATGACATCTGCCGAGACCTCTGCAGGATCCGTACGGATCGTGTAGACGACCTCGGTCAGACGACCAAGGGGATAAGCCGTGGCCGGCTTCAGAAAACGTTGGAAAGTCACAGTGTGACGATCGAACGCCTGAGTGCCAGCTTTGACATTATCCTTGCTGTGACGCACTTTCGCGCGCCACGTCACGGTACCCTCGTCGAGGAAATACTCGGACGAGTAACCGTCTTGGTTAATCAGCGGCAAAATCTTGGCAGTTCCACCGGAACCGTCGAGAGTCACCGTCAGGGTTGAGCCTAGCATAGTCTTACCTTTTCCTTGATGCTTGCGATGTTCTTGCCCTCAGCGCAAACGCTGAACAGCAAGTGCACCAAGGATCGAGAGTTGTCGTGCCGATAGAAACGGCAACGACGCCGACAGAGTCGCGCTGGCTGACCGCCGTTGGCGGTCGATCAGCTTAATAGATCCATCCCCCCAATTGACCCAGCTTGGAGCCGATTGGCGGGTATACTGATACTCAGTGATACGCTCATACATCACACAAGGTGTTGATGGGCGGCACTGTATACTATACGCCGATGACTGTAGAAAGTCACCGATGTTAGTAAACCAGTCGATCATCCATGTCCATGGGATTGCATCCCATATAATCTTAGGATTCGGGTTTATCCCGGAAACTAAGCGCATGGCAGTACGACGGAGTTCAGTGTTGGTATGACGATCCGACGGATAGTCAGGTAGCCACCTAGTGGTTCCCCACTTGCGAGCGTAAGTATACTTAGACTCACGCATCGTAAGCCCCACACCGAGTACGGACTCTACAGTAACTGTAGAGTCTACTCTTTGTGAGAAAGACCATCTGTCCTGTCGCGCTTTACGCGTGGCAGTTTTAGGAGAAGCCTTTCCAACAGATCTATGTAGCCCCCCATTCTCGTACAAATTGTGCAGATCCTTGACCCTTCGGTCAACGTCTGCCTGAAAATGTAAGAGATTTTTGATGTCACCGATTAAGGGACTCCAACCCATTTGGTAGGAAAGCTGCAGGTTCGCCGCATCACGCGGAGTCGCTGGAGCTCCACCATTCCAGTGTGCCTTTGAAAAAGCGCGCTGGCCGATGAGTTTGATATGCCCGATATCTCGGATCATTCCGGGGAGGTCCTTCAGTTCATAGATGAAGTTCGGCAACGACGTAACTGGCCTAGCAGGATTGCTAGAAGCCAGGACCGCGGTTGCGATTTCACCGTTGGACGGAAGGTTATCGATGATATGCGACGGGGAGAGCCCCGTCAGATAACTAGGAAACCAGTTACGGTATTCCCGGTAATCTGTAGGACTGATGTCCTGACGCCCATTAATGGGCTGGATCTTTCGATCCACGTGCTGGATATCGACGTCTTTATCAATGATAGAGGCGCCGAATTTCCAAGGCCCGGTCTGGTCGTTAATATGATTCTTCGACACCTGAAACGGTGCCTGGAGATCATTAACGATCAAACTTCCGCCGAAGAGGCGCTTACGCGTACCTCCACCGGCATTCGAGAAGTTTGAATCTCGAGTCCTAGGCAATACCATCTACTACACGCGACAAAGTGAGGTCACGGG